TTATCTCTTCATTAACACTTGAATTAATCTTTCTTTCTCAGCTAACAGTTCCTTGAGATGTTCTACTTCTTTTTTAGATTCATTCAATAGGATGTCACTACTTACGCTATTTCGGTTACCGTTAATTGTGACATTATTCCCGATACTCTTTACAGCCTGAATTTCACGAACAAAGAATGTATCGATTGAGACCTCGAAGAAGTCAGCTATCTTTTCCAGAGTATTGCAGTTCGGTATGCTTGTCCCCTTAATGATATTATCCAAGGTAGATTTTGTTATACCTGCATAATTATATACATCTATCTTCTTAGCCCTTTTATTTTCTATTAAATCATTAATAATACGACCGTTAAACATCCTTTCTTCTATTTTTAATGAGTATAAATAAATATACCTATCATCAAATAATGGATAAAATATTATCCATATTAGACAATAAAGAATACCTTTGTGTTATAAAATTAATAATTAAATCAATAGCAAATAATATAATCATCTAAAAAGTAACAGAAATGGTAATATCTAACTATTATTTATCTCTATCGGGTAAAGTGAAAAGTAAGTTCATTCAGGATGTGATTGAATTGTGCGACATATCCTACCCCTCTTTCTTCTACAAGATGAGAAACAACTCATGGACCAAACTTGAACGAGAAGCGATAGAGAAGTTTATTCAAAAAGAAAATGAAAAATCAAGTTGAGTTCTACAACACGCCATCAGGCTATGTGATGTGTGATGACGGGAACTATACAACCCGGCTATCAGAATCCAGCCGGGAAGTAGTGGATGAATTGCTGGATACAATACGAGAGTGTTATTCCGATGCGTACCACGCACTTGAACAATGCTATTCCAAATCGCGAAAAAATTCCAGGTACCAGAAATTCAGAATAGTGAATCGCTTCATACGATGTAATTGCGGTGAACTAGATACCCAAAAGATAGATTTTGTCGACGGGAATATCAACATTGAACAAGTACATTGTCCTCTGAGAGGTTCCGGTGACTGTCAGTATGAAAATGTGATATGCAATCCTAAACGTACATCAGTCCTTACCGTCAGACAGCTACAAATAGCATCTGCACTGGCCGAAGGACTTTCCCCACAGGAAATATCAGACAGATTATATATCTCAATCCATACGGTACACAATACCATACAGGCCATTAAGGTAAGACTAAACCTCAAGAATACAAGCCAAATTATTACCTGGTATAACAATTTTGAATTATGATAGACACTTTATTAATAGCAATTGTAATGGTTACAGATACCACTACAATGAAAACAAAATTTCAATCTGCTTTTCGGGATGTCGATATGGTATTCAAAGTCAGACAAATGGTATATGAAGAATCGAAAAAACAGAGTAAAATATACTGGTTCCCAGTTAAAGTTTTCGAGAAAAAGGAGGATTGATTATGGCATGTAATTGTTTTGAAGAAGCAAAGGAAAAAGTGAGGGAGGCCACAGGTGACCCCCATGCAATGATACGAGGTGTATTTACGCCTATTAACGGAAAGATACATTTACTTCCTTCTATAGAGGTTTTATATCGAAAGAAAAAGAAGGATGGTACCTTTTGTAAAAGTCAAAGCAGTATTGACTTAACTTACCAGTACTGCCCTTTTTGCGGGAAGAAAATTTTAGAAGACGGCTGATGAAAATATAGTAGTATGGAAAAAATAAGTTTTTTATGCGAGAAAGAAATTACTGATATACTAAAGATGAAAATCGAAAAAACGCATAATAAATGTGTATTACGTATCATAAAGATTGAGGAGCATGCTGAATATAAGGATATGTCGAATATTACTGTTGAATATGCCGATCCTTGGCTTTTAATTGACTTGGGAGAAGAAATAGCAATATCTCGTCTGGTAAAAAGAGGAATATTATGACAGACCGCACAAAAATACCAATCCGGAAATATCGGCCGAGATAGCCGGTATCGGTTATCTCTCTCCAAGAGGAGAAGAACTGAAGGAAGTGGCCCAGATGGAACTTAGTTTTGTCCGGGAACATATTCAAGGCTACACAGAGAATGAACGGATATTTATTCTTGATGTGCTGAATGGGTACATAGCAGGAGTTTTATTAGAGAATGAACAACACGAATTAAAAGGATGAGTATGGGAAACATGAAATTACACAAAATGGAAGAATGGGAATCCGTCTTCCATACAAAACAAATTGAGCACGTCTATTACACTTCTGACATGCTGGTACGTAAGGTGACCGGTTACATTATAATATGCCGAAAATCGCTGAATAACGGTATCTCAAAAAATACCCCCCGGCGAAAACGAGTCCGATGGGATGGCTATGGACGTTGTTACAACATCAACAACAATACCCGTCTGCGTGACCACGACATACACTTCTAATCTATCTTTTATAAAGCCGGCAAATACCTGATATTTGCCGGTATCCAAAACACTCTAAAACATGATTTCCAACTCAGACATAGAAAAGATTCTTGACCGTGCCGACATAGTAGACGTAATAGGACAATTCGTCCAGTTGCAACGGTCCGGAGTCAGATACAAGGCATGCTGTCCGTTCCATCAGGAAGACACCCCGTCCTTCATGGTGGACCAGGCACGCGGCTTATGGTACTGCTTCGGTGCTTGCAAAGAAGGTGGCAACGTCATTAAATTTGTGGAGAAAATAAATAACATGAACTTTCCAGAGGCGTGTCACTGGCTGGCCGACAAATACGGCATCGATATAGAAGACAAGAAAGAAGAGAAAAATCCGGAAGAGCTAAAGGCGATTCGCAAACGTGCGTCCATGTTCGCAATAAATGAATTTGCGGCTCAATACTTTCTTGCGAACCTGCAAAAAACAGAAGCTGACGCTGCACGGGACAAAATCAAACAGAGATGGGGTGAGCAATATCCTCAGGAGCAGGGTATCGGTTATGCACTTCCTTCCTGGTCCGCTTTTGCAGACGCAGCCATCAAGGCCGGATACTCTGCCGACCTGCTGGTAGAGTGCGGACTGATCCGGAAGCGCAAGGAGGGTGACGGATATTATGACTTCTATCGTGACCGTATCATGATACCCATCCGAGACCGGTTCCGGAATATCATCGGGTGGACTGCCCGCGACATGAGCGAAGTAGATGGTACCCCCAAATACCTCAATTCTTGTCAAAGCGATATATATGACAAGTCAGACAGCATATTTGGTATTGACAACGCCATCAGGCAGGCCGCCAAAGAAGAAAAATTTTATTGTGTGGAAGGTGCCCCCGACGTAATGCGCCTGCAGTCCATCGGAATAAACAACACCATTGCCTCGCTGGGTGCTGCCTGGACAAAGAAACAGTTCTACCAGATTAAAAGGTATGCCACTTCCCTTTGCTTCCTTCCGGACGCGGACGCCATCAAACCAGGCGAACAATACGGTACCGGAATAGCAGCCGTCATCAAGTCCGGCCAACTGGCTATGGAGTGCGGTTTCTCCGTATCCGTAAAGGAGATTCCCTGTGGTGACGGAAATACGAAAAATGATCCGGACTCTTACTGCACCAGCCGTACCAAGTTCAAAGACCTTGACGAAGTAGATTTCATCACCTGGTATGCCGGATATGCCTTCAAGGCTGACGGTACCACCGAGGACAAAAGTTCAGCCGTATCCAAGATCGCCCAGATGGTGGCCATGGTTGGCGATGAAGTCAAAGAACAAATGTACCTGGAGCAGCTGAAGAAAATCTATAACCATAAGAATCTTTGGCTTACGGCCATCAACCGTGAAAAGAAAAAAATTTCCGAATCCAGGGCAGACAAGACACAGACCATCAACCGAGATTTGCTGGCCAAATATGGGTTCTTTGAATCCAACAACTGTTATTACTCGACCAACGACGGGAAAGAATATCAGTGGTCAAACTTCGTGATGCAACCGATGTTTCACATCAAGGACTCTCTTAATCCCAAGCGATTGTACCGCATCAAGAACCAGAACCGCCAGGAGGAAATCGTGGAGATGAAACAGGAAGACCTGGTGTCGTTATCAAAGTTCAAACAGAAGGTCGAAGGACTGGGTAACTATATCTGGCTGGCTACCGAAAAAGAAATGACACGCCTGAAGATGTATCTTTATGAACAGACGGAAACCGCAGTGGAGATTACCCAGTTAGGGTGGCAGCGCAAAGGATTCTATGCGTTCGGCAATGGAGTATTTGACACCGAGTGGCATCCGGTTGATGAATACGGTATCGTCCGCCTGGGCGAAAAAGGAAACTACTACCTTCCGGCATCCAGCCTGATCTACCGTGACGACGACAAGCTGTTCCAGTTCGAGCGGCGGTTTGTGCACCTGAACTACTCTTCCATCAGCCTGAAGGAATACTTCTCCAAACTGGTAGGGGTATTCGGTGACAATGCCAAGGTAGGAATCTGTTTCCTTCTGGCCACATTGTTTCGTGACATTATCACCGGATACACCAAGAGCTTCCCAATCCTGAACCTGTTCGGTCCGAAAGGCTCCGGAAAATCGGAACTCGGTCACAGCCTGATGGCCCTGTTTATCATCGAGAACATTCCACCCAACATCCAGAATGCAACCATCCCGGCACTGGCCGACCTGGTGGCGCAGTGCGCCAACGCCCTGGTGCATATAGACGAATTTAAGAATAACATTGACATCGACAAACGGGAATACCTCAAGGGACTTTGGGACGGCGCCGGCCGGTCGAGAATGAACATGGACCGGGACAAGAAACGGGAGATAACCGCTGTGGATTCTGGTGTGATTCTTTCCGGGCAGGAGATGGCAACCGCCGACATTGCGCTGTTCAGCAGACTCATATTCCTAACTTTTGCCAAATCAGAGTTCACAGAAGAGGAAAAGCGCCGATACAACGAACTGGTGGAAATTCGCAAACGGGGCCTTACTCACCTGACACTTCAGATACTCCGCCACCGGGCGCGAATGGAACAGCAGTTCATCAGCAACTATCATACCTGCCTGTCCGATGTGCTGGAAGCGCTCGGCGCCGAAAAGGTCGAAGACCGTATCTTGCGAAATTGGATCATACCGTTGGCCGCGTTCCGAACCCTCGAAGGGGTACTGGAAATTCCATTTCCTTATCAAGATATTCGCAGGGTGACAATAGATGGCATAATCCGTCAAAATGCCGAATGTAAGAGCAACAACGAACTGGCAAATTTCTGGAACGTGGTATCCTATCTTCAACAAGATGGCGAAATCTTCATCGAGGGGGATTATCGCATCGAATACTTGAACAAGTTTAAAAGCAGCCTGATAAAAATAGAGCAGGTGTATCAGGAGCCGAAACCCATCCTGATGATGCGCAAGAACCGCATCTTCATGCTGTATAAAAAGTTCGGCAAGCAAGTTGGCGATTCAATTCTTCCGGAAGGCTCGCTGGTGTACTACCTGGAGAACTCCAAGGAATACATGGGTAAAAAGAACTCAGTCCGGTTCAAAAACATACAGCGTGGTGTGGAAGTTCAGAAAATAGAAACGACTCCCACCGGAGGAATATCCTACAAAAAAACCTCGACACCGGACATTGCCCTGTGTTTCGATTACAAGATGATTAAGGATACTTATAATATTAACCTCGAGGTAGAGGTGGAAGGCAATGAGACTACAAGTGATGATTTAGATGAGTAATAAAAATGGTTTTAGAGTTGTAGAAAGGCGTGGCGTCGTGAGGACGCTGCGCCTTTTTTTATATGCCCGGAGCAGTATTCATCCTTTTCAAATGGGGTAAAAAAGGCTTCTACACTTTCTACACCTTCTACAATGTTAATAATGAGATATTTATATATTCTACATACATTCTACAAACCTTCTACAAAATTCTACAAAATACCGTTTTTGTTAAAACCTTCTACAAATTACTTCATTTTCTACATAATTTCTACAATTGTAGAAGCTTTATAAAATCATAAGCTATTGATTACCAATACATTTTATTTTCTGTAGAAAGTGTAGAAGGTGTAGAAGGCAAAAAGTATGTCATATCTGGAAATATACTTTTTGCTTTTGGAGCGCATTAATAGCATATTTATTTATCTAAAAAGTAATATATATATTATATTTGTAATAGATAATCAATTCATTATGAGCCACATTGTGTTTTATATCAAACTGGAGCCTTATTTAAAGCAATGGCTTCACAATAGCCTGGGAAATCCGGTGGTATTTCCACCGCAGAGTAATGAGAATGCTGTCATCCGCCGGTTCCTCCGGAAAAGACCACCGGAAGTTCAGCCGGAAATGGCAGAAGACGAATTGACAGCCATCGTCATTCCCGACAGCAAAGCCAAACCGCCGCAATATTATAACTACCTGGGCAAAAAAGCCAAGGCAGCTGTTAAGGAGACCATCGAAGACCTGTTCCGGGCGAACCTCTGGAATGAGATGAGCGACCTGACCAAGCGCGATTGCGGCCTGAACAAGACCATCGCTGCCTGGTGTGAAATGCACGGCATCGATGACGACTATTCGGAGACTGTCAGACAGAAATACTACCGCATGAGGACCAGTTATAGCCGGAGAGGTATCTTTTTAGGTTCTTTAACCAGAAAACACTCGGATGAGTAAGCCGTTTTTGTACAAACCCAAACAACACCGAACACACATAATCCAATAACGATAATCATGGTACATCTGATTCAGAACATTAGAAAAGTAGAATGCATCGAGGCCTATCACCTTCAGCATTCAGACATCATAGCCGACCGGGGAGTATGGCTGAATGTCTACCAGCAATTCAGCCCAATTTCAACCATCGGGCTGAGTTCAGTCGAGATTTCCGACAAAATCGAGAACAAACAACGCATTTTCACCACCAAACTCACCATGTTCCGGTCAAAGAAGCTGCTACCTGGTGCCAAAAAGTTCTGCTTCAAGGTAACAACCGTCACCGGCTCCCAGTTCCTGATTGGTTCATCCGAAAAGCCCTACCCCGTCATACAAAACGAAGAGACTTTTCCGTCCGCAGCCAGTGGACGGGCAGGTGTTACCGTCACAGTAACCCTGACCTCCCCTATTCCGATGCTTGCCATATTAGATTAGAGTCTTTTTATGCAATATATATAAGGTATAATATTGCGTAGACTAATTTTCGACAACATGGATTATAGTATTAGTATTGATTCACACATCGGTCCTTGGGGATATTCGAAGAACTATATCCGAAGCCAGATGTCAGGTTTGAAAAACAAGCCTGTCAATGTGCGTGTATCGTCCCTCGGTGGCTCGGTGGACGATGCGCTCGACATCCGGCAGCAGTTTCTTGATCACGGCAACGTGACTTGCTACCTGTATGGATACGTAGCTAGCGCGGCTACCATCCTGGCTACCGGTGCCAAGAAAACCTGCATGTCCAGATATGCATTCTACCTTATTCATAAGGTGTCAAACTGGGTGGATGCATGGGGCAACTACAATGCCGACCAGATTCAGCAGCTTATCGACGACCTGAAGGCTAACAAGCTGGAGAATGACAAGATGGACTTGGTGCTGGCCAACCTCTACGCCAACAAGTGCAAGAAAAAAGTAGATGACATTCTTCCAATCCTGAAAGAAGGACGATGGCTTACTGCCCAGGAAGCACTTGAATACGGATTCATTGACGAAATCGTAGAAGACGGCTCAAAACTGAACTTCGACGATGCCATGAAGACCCGCTTCAACATGTTCCATCTTCCGGCATTGCCTTCGATGGAGAACAAGACCGAAAGTCCGGAAGCAGAAACCGCGCCCAGTTGGTTCAACAATTTCGTGAACAAATTATTCAAGGGACACCAGCCGGATACTCCACAGGCACAAAATAAACCACTCAATCATTCAACAACACAAATGAAAAAGGATTATCAGAAAGTCAATTCCATCTTGAAAATCGAGGGTGTGGAAGTTGACAAGGATGGTAAGGTAACGCTTACCGAAGAACAGGTCAAGGCCCTCAATGACCGCATCACCAATCTGGAACAGGAATCTTCTGATAAAGACAATCAGATTTCAGAGCTGAAAAAGCAGAATGAGAACCTGAAAAAGACCGATGGTGAAGATACCACTCACATTAATGGTGACGAAGGTGAGGATGATGACCTCACAAAGCTCAACACAGCACAAGAAATGTTCAACAACGTAAAAGAATTGTTATAATATGGCAGATACAAAAGGTTACATACAGATTACTGATGAACAGCTTGCCAAGTCGGCTGTCAAGTATAGAAAAGAATTGCTTATGATGCCTGTTCTTGCCATGGCTTCAACTTTACAGCACATGTCTCAGAGACCTGGTGTTATAGGGAAAGAGACTGTAGGTGAAATTAATGGTGACATTGAACTCGGGCCGTATGATGAAGGGCGTGTTGATGAAAATGGTGTATCCATTGATCCGCGTACATTAGAGACTTTCTTAGGTAGCGTAGTGAAAAAGTTTTCCCCGAACTCTGTATGGCAAACAGTTTATGGCAACTTGATTTCAAAGGGGGAAGCTTTAAAGAATGTCGACATCACCCGTCAGGTTCTTGCTTTCCTTTCTGCTAAACTCGGAGCTAATCTTAATACAGTCTTATGGTCTGCTAAACGTAATGAGAGTGGAACAAAATCAAAAGACCTTTTTAATGGTTTTGATACCATCACAAAAACAGAAATGGACGCTTCCAAGATTTCTGCAGACCTTAAAAACATGTTTACTATCGAGGCTATCAGCAAAGACAACGCCGTTGATGTTTTAAAGGAATTCTACCGTGCTGCCGACCCTGTGTTGCGAGAAACTCAAACTAAACTGTTTATTCCTCAGGGTGTTTATGACAACTATGTAGACGATTATCAGGCTACCGTTGGCCATGTTCCTTATAATACGTCATTTGAGAAGACGTTTCTCGAAAGTTCCAACAATAGATGTGAGCTGGTTCCCCTGGCTAACAAAGCCGGTTCCGCTTTCATTCACCTTACTACAAAAAGTAATATGCTTGTTGGTTACGGTAATGGTGCTGATAAGGAAACGATTCTGGTAGAAAAGCATCATCCATTCAAACTTGACTTTGTTGCTACCATGTTTTTTGGTGCTGAATTTGAAACAATTTCTAAAGAGCGTCTGCTGGTGGGTACCATCGACGGTACAACTCCAGTTCTCGCTAGCATAGGAGGGTAAATTATGGCAGTAGATTGTACAAGCAAAGGGATGTACGAATCCCTTTCCTGGTGTCCAGGTCAAACCTCGCAGCCAGGTATCAGACGTAAGGTTTTCTTCATTCCGAAAAGCTGGATTGAAAAATGGCCGGTACTTCCTGACATTGACGGAGCGGAGAGCATGGCTGCATTAGCCACATACGAAGGCGACTTTGTGCTGGCGGCAGACAAGAAATGGCAGTACCTGGAGGTATTGACCACCAAATCCAACATTACCTCTGATTCACAAGGTGAAAAGCCTTCCAAAACGATTCTTAACAAAGCCACATTGTTATATGCAGGTACAGACGAAGAAGCATCAGGATTTTGCCGACAGGCAAATAATGATGAGATGATTTATCTATGCCAGCAGCGTAACGGTAAGTTTCGTGTGATAGGTTCAGAAGCTTATGATCCTGATACAACAATCTCCCAGACCTCCGGCGAAGGAGAAACAGGTACAGCGGGAACTACCCTCACGGCACAGTGTACGGACATTTGCCCGTCACCGTTCTACACAGGTAAAATCGAGACAGAAAATGGCGACATCTCCGGAGCGGATGGCAGTGCCATTGAACCAGGGCCATAATCATAAGGAGATAGTTTTATGTATATAGATGAACAATTAACCATAAACATGCAAGGCTGGCTCAATACGGAGCCGGCCAAGCGTGACCTGATGAAAGGTGCGGAAATGGTGCTCAAGCTGACCCGTAACCGCATCCTTTATCAGAACATTTCCCACAATCCGCAGAAGTTTGCAAGCAAGATTGAGTATGAGCTGAAAAAACACCTGGCCATCCGCCTGGACCGAAAGACGATTCAAGACGTGGTCAAGATGGACAAAGAGCTGGTTCCGGCCGTAGCTGAAACACTGGCCACCTTCCAGCCTGAAATCAGTTCTGACGACGACACACCGCAAGAAGCGACCATTGCCAAAGGCAAACGCGCGGATCATGATTCACTACCCGAAGAAATCCGTCAGCTGTGGGAAGACAACAAAGACATCTACTTCCGTTTGAAGCAGACTTTTGAGACCTTGAAAACCATGAAGAATGCTCTTCCATGCGACAGGTACGAATACCTGAAACAATTGGAAGAGCTTGATACTAAATATCGGGACAACATGAACAAGTACGACCATTTCGACCCAAACGCTCAGGGTACCGGTAGTGACACAGGAGAATCTCCTGAAGACCCCGCAGAAATGGCCAAAAAAGTCAGTGCGGCCCGCGGCTACCTGTCAGACAACAAGAAAAAGCTGGCAGAGCTGAAGGAATCCGGAGACCAGGATAAGTACGAGAAGTTGCTGGCCAAAGTGCAGCAGCGATATGACTTCCTTATCTCCACCGGGAACAACGTAGGTGAAGACCAGGTAAATGCCTTACGTGAATTAGGGTTGAAAGCATGAAACATGTTACTCGATTGCTGAAGCCGTTATCCGATGTGCCTTTACAGGCGTACCTGGATAACCGGCTTCAGCTTTTTGATGTCCTCGAGTTCATCCTGTCACAGACCGGCCCGGCTAAAGTCTACGTGTCCACGTTCTCTACCTCCGAAGAGTTCTTGCGACGTTTGTTTTCCCTCAGAAAACGAAAGCAGATTATTCACTCTGTCCTGATGGCCGACCTAAAGGCTGCCAAGAAGACCGTTAATCTGTACACCTTTATGTCTTCCGTGTTCGATGAAGTGTACCTCACGGAGAATCATTCCAAGGTGCTGCTTATCGAAAATGACCGCTGGATGGTCACAGTCGTTACCAGCCAGAACCAGACAAGAGGGAACCGAACCGAATGTGCGATGATCACGACGCAGCCCGACATCTTTCTTACCTTACGAGACCAGTTTTCAGAGATTATTAATACCCGAAGCATACACCTCAATGGAATTCACTTCAGCACAGATTGACAGAATCAAGGAACTTGCCACGATGCTCACTCCGGTATCAGATATTGCAGTCTTGATGGACGTAGACGAACGCTGTCTGCGAGAAATCATTTCCGACAAGTCCCATCCGGCCAGCATAGCCTACCGCAAAGGGAAAGCCGAACGGGCATTGCAGATCCGGCAAAACGAGCTGGAGCTGGCAGAAGCCGGAAGCCCGTTGGCGGTGCAGCTTGTGGGTTCCTACATCCGTGACATGGATTCAGACGAAGATTTATAACTATGCCATTACCCGCAACGATTGATATTGCCAAAGAAAACCTCTTCGCCTCGGTCGACGAGATGCGAGAGCGTAACATTCCCGAAGTCATCCAGCAGCGTCTGCTCCGGCTTCGGGACATGTATAATTACTGGCTCCAGTACCCGCGCATACGGGAACAGGAAATAGTGCTCGAGCTTCAAAAGCGATACCAGATACAGAAGTCAGCTGCCTACGAAGACATCCGCATCATCAAATACCTGCTGGGTGATTTGAACAAAGCCACCAAGGACTACCATCGCTACCGCTTCATCCAGCGCAACGAAGAGAGTTACGAAATGGCCAAGCGCATGAAGGACGCCCGGGCGATGGCCGCCTGTGACAACTACTACGCCAAGTACATGCAGCTCGACAAGGAGGATGCCAAGGATTTAGGCTACGACAAGATTGTGGTGCAACCCTTCCAGCCGGACAGCGACCCGACGATTATCGGAATTAAACCGATACCGAACATCCGGCAGCGCATTGCGGATAAGATAAAGCAGTACATGAATGAGGATGTCCAGGACATCCAGTTTGAGGATGCCGACTTCAACGAAGACGACATTTTCAACCCTAAAAAATCACAGGAGGCACCCGAACCATGAGAGAATACTTCCATGACACCCAGCAGCAGGTCCTATTCACCCCGGCAAAAGACATAGTGCTTTGTGCCGGACGTGGTTGGGGGAAAGGTCCGATTCATGCCGCCATCAACCTGCGCAACATGCAGCGCATGCCAGGAAGCATCACAGGCTTTGTGGCAGCCAACTGCAAACGTGCCCTCACTAACACCATCCCGTCCATGCTGATCCACTGGCAACGATGGGGCTTCAAGCGCGATGTGCACTGGACTATCGGCAAGAAACCACCGAAGTCCTGGGGATGGGGTGAACCCATCTTCCAGCCAGACAACTGGGAGAATGTCATTTCCTTCTACAACGGCTCAATAGGTTATATCATCAGCCAGGACCGTTCCGGAACATCCAACTCCTTTTCACTGGATTACCTGGACATCGATGAAGCAAAGTACATCGACTTCGAACAGCTGAAGGACGAAACCCTTCCGGCAAACCGTGGTAACAAGCAGTATTTCGGGCATCACTACTTCCACCATGGCATGCTGATTACCTCCGATATGCCTGTGACGAAAAAGGGCTCCTGGTTCCTGGAATACGAAAAGAAATGCGACCCGGAACTGATTGAGGTCATCCAGGCGACAGTACATGAGATTTGGCGAACGAAGAAACGCATCCGCAACCTTCAGGCTAAATCTGAACCTGTTCCTTTGTACCTGAAGGATTATATGCGTACCCTGAACCGTGACGTGTGCCGCATGGGTTCTGTGGCAGTTCTGTACCGCGAGTTCTCCACGATTGAGAACATGCAGCTGCTGGGTGAAGCATTCATTAATCAGATGAAGCGTGACCTTCCCCCACTCACCTTCCAGACGGCCATTCTCTGCCGACGTATCGGTATCAGTCGAGACGGCTTCTACTCCAGCATGACAGAGGCACACAAATACAATGCGACTGACTTTAGCTACCTGGACAGCCTGGAATATCAGTTCGATAAAATCAAGGAGCCTTCCTGCCTGATGGACGCCGACCTCGACAGAGACAAACCTATCTGCATCGCCTTTGACTTCAACGCAAACATCAACTGGCTGGTAGCCGGTCAGCCGGACCGGAACCGGCTGAAGGTAATTAAGTCGTTCTGGGTAAAGTATGAGCGCAAGCTCGAGGCCCTGGTGGATGACTTCTGCAAGTATTACCGGCACCAGCGAAACAAGCTGGTCAACTTCTATTACGACAGCACGGCCCTGGGTTCCAACTATGCAGTAAATGATGAAGACTTTCACTATGTGATTGAACATTGCTTCATCGACAGAGGTTGGGAAGTTAATTCCGTTTACATAGGCCCCCCGATGAAACACATCGAGAAATGGTTACTCCTCAATCGTATGTTTGCCGGGAAGGCCAGACTTGTCCCCTTCTTCAATGTGCAAAATAACGAAGACCTGCTTATCTCCGTTCAGACTGCAGGTGTGTACAACGGGGGCAAAGACAAGCGGGGTGAAAAGCTGGCAGAGACAGAAGAAGACCAGCTTCAGGCGAGAACGGACGGCTCGGATGCATTCGATACACTGTGCATCGGCTGTGAGCGTTTCCCACAGACAACTGACGAAATCTTCGTGACATCCTCTATGTAAGTTTCAATAGCTAATTAGTTTTTTCTTAGGGTAAGCCCTGGCGACCGTGTGAATGGTTGTCGGGGCTGATTTTTTATGCGCGGGTTGGTGCGTACCGTGCGTGTAGAAGGGTGTGCCGTTACATATTCCGATTTTTTCAAGGGTGCTAATTAGGTTTATGGCGTAGGGCGGTGGGGGGTCGGAAAACCGACGTCCGCATAAAATGCGGTGTTTAGTGGATGCAAACGACTGATTTTGTGTCGTTTTCGTTTTTGAAGAGCGGAAAATCTAAGAAAATCCATCTTTTTAAGCCTGTTTTTACTGGCTAATCTACTGGCTTACAATCTGCTGGCGCCCGGAAAATTCAGAGAATTTCCCGGGTTACAAGGTAGAAAGACACTCGGTAGTCTTTCTTGGCTGGAGATAGCGTTCACGCAGCGGCCCACCCGCCCCATTGCTTTCCCTACTGGCGGTATAGCCTATGGCTATGAATTGTTTGACTGCTCTTCTGTTCTTCTCTTCGGAATTCATATCGGTGTCACCTCTCACTGCCGGTTACGCCTTTTCTTCACTGCAAAGGTAAATGTTGCCTGCCGTATGCCAAGTTCATGCGCTGTTCACTGTAAAAATCTCCACCCCTTCAGGGTAGTATTCAAGGCCGGGCTTTACGGTGAAAACTTGTCTTTCACGGCTGGCAACACCTTTTGACGCAGTGTAAAAGGCGAAACAAACCGACAGCGAAAGGCGACGGAATAAAAAAAACCTCAGAGAAGGAAGAGCAGAAGAAAAGGCTCACCACCTCGGCTCGAGGTTCAAGAATAAAACTCTAAAACCACTGATATGAAAACCTTTACCGAATCCATGTTAAACCAATGCAGAAAGTACATGTTCAGCTTTTTTGACTACCTGCCTACAAAGTATAAAGCCAGTGAAAGGGATTGGCAAGTGAGAAAATTTGTGTGGTCGTTCAAAGACGGTAAATGTGCCGTTTCGGCTGCCCAACTTGTTGCTAAGAAAATCCGTGAGCAGTTTGGCGCGGCAGCGAGTGACATGGTTTTTGTTTGTATCCCAGCCAGCAGCCAGCGGAAAAATGAAATCCGATACAGAGAGTTTTCGGAAGAAGTGGCCAGACTATCGGGAGCGGTAAACGGATACAGCCATATCACGGTAGAGGGTGAACGGCTGGCAATCCACGAAAGCAAGTCAGGGAAGCACGTAAACGACGTGCAGGTAATCAACTTCGACAAGGGGTTTTTCAAAGGTAAAAAAGTGCTTGTCTTCGATGACGTGATAACACGTGGTTACTCCTACGCTCGTTTTGCCTGCCACCTTGAAAGTTTTGGCGCATCCGTTATCGGTGGAATGTTTTTAGCGAAAACTTTATTTGTCTAACAATCTAATAAACAACATTATGAAAGATTTATTCGAAATCTGTGGCGAGTGCCGCCACCTGAGTGACGCAGAAGTAGTGTATCAGCTTACTAACAGCAAGGAAACGAGTAAGCAAGTGAATGCCATGTTAGCGAACGGCGGAAATGTGTCGATAGAAGACATCTGCAACCTGCTGACACCAGCACGCAGGGAGATGGCGTTGGCTGTCATTGAATTATACAAGCGAATCAAAGAACGGAAGAACAACAGCAAGACGATACGCGCAAGTACAGACGTGTATGAGGTAATGCACCCCTACATGGCAGACCTGAAAGTCGAGGAATGTTGGGCAATCTACTTGAATCAGGCGGCCCGAATCATTCGAAAACAGCGTATTTCAGTCGGAGGGCTGGCGTCTACTCAGGTAGATGTAAGAGTAATTTTACGGGAAGCCCTCACCTGCAATGCCACATCCATGATACTCTGTCACAATCACCCATCGGGAAATACACGCCCAAGTCAAGACGACGACCGCCTGACTCATTCCCTGCTGGAAGCTGGCAGGACTATGAATATAAGACTACTTGACCATGTAATCGTGGCAGATGGTAGTCATTACAGCTACGGGGACGAAGGTCGGCTGTAGGGGCTGAAAATGGCCGTAGCAGCGTTTAGGGAGGTGGGTAGCGTCACGGCCGCCCGCCGCCCGATTTTGCCTGCATACAACCAAAATCGGGCGGCGGCGAATAAGGTATTTCGTTTTTGACGCCTGAAATCGGCGATAAAATTATTCTAAGAATACCGATGTTATTATTTTATAAACTATAGTTCCTTTTTATTGATATATTTTTTATTGTTATTTTTATTATTTATTTTTGCGTCCTAAGCCATTTATAATCAATAGCATGAACGAAGATACAAAAGAACTCACTAGTTTAGACTATGCAGAACTCCTAAAATATACTGCTTATAAGTACCATAGAACAACATTAAATAGAACCCAAATTAATAAGATACTTTTTTATGCATACGGGACTTATCTTGCAGATACCAATGAAGTTCTCTTTAAAGATGATCGTCCAAAAGCATGGCCATATGGTCCTGTATTTCCCATTGTAAACAATAAAATAAATCCAACAGATATTGTTTCTGGTTTTAGCAAAGAGAAAAGCGATTTATTTCAGAAAAATCTTAAAGCCTTAAAAGCCATAAAAGATGCTGTTGATAAATTGTATAATAAAACAGCATATAGATTAACTCAATGGTCACATAATGATGGATCTCCTTGGTATAAGACAGTTTTTCCTGATACAAATACAAATACACCATGGAATACTGAAATTAACAGAGATTATATAAAAACATATTTCTCTAATATCGAAAACAGATATGTCAAATAATACAGAACAAATTAATGATCCTTATGAAGGAATAGAACTTTCTACTGATGGTAGTGGTGACCATAATTCAACAAATACCAACGAACCTACTGAAAGAGATGGACAAAATAATGGACAAACAAATAATCCAACTCCAGAAAATAATAATTTAGGATCTCACAGAGAAAAAGAGTGGAATGGAATATTTTATTATTTTATTAATTTACATTATTGGATAAGCTATTTCTTATGGGGAAAGAAAGCGGTAACCAAACCCACTGCATTTATGAAAACCGGTAACTTTAAATGGTTACTATATGGT